CAAAGCATATTTGAAGACTGAATATGTCGGATCCAATTTGGGATATAAAGTAATTGGTGTTAAATGGAGTAATCCATTAGATGTTCAAAACTGTGTTTATATTGAACCAATTGCTTTGGAATCAGGTGTTGTAGGATCAAGCCCAAATGGAGATTTCTCTGAATGTTTAGCACAGATAGAATTTGGGTTTACTCCAGAATCTACTGGCAACTATTTAAATGTTTACGGTTTATTAAGACCATCTAAAATTGCAATTGAACATTCTTTGACAAAATCAGAATTGCAGCAACTTACTCCAACAACCATAAATCCAACATTCCAATTAGATTCTGTTTTCATATCAAAGGGAATAAAGTACCCAGATGGAAGAAAATTATCTCCTTTGGTAAACAGAGCTTATACTCCAGCTTTAAATAAAACAGCAGCTACTGCTACAGTTCTTGACGCTGCTACTATTAGCGAAGCGAGTTTTATTCATGATTCTGTATCAGCATCAAGTAATTATTTTGCAAATAAGTTAAATAGAACAAAGACATCGAAATATTCAGCTGATCTAGTAGAACCAGCAAACCCCCTATCTGCATATAAGATGACAAGTTTCGGGGGTACTGAATTACTAATAACATCTTATAATGCAGCCACATCACTTACTGGAGGCATAACATTAGACTATAGTAACTCAGATAAGAGTAGCGGATCTGTTACTATTTCAGCTCTAACTAAAGCACCATATACGTTCGATGGATGCGAAATAATTTTTGCATCAGATACAGATGTTAATGATTCATCGTCTACATATAAAGTAACAGCAATTTTTGATATATCATGACATACCCATTAGATAACAATCAATTTCCTCTCACAAATTACCCATACTCAAGTAGAGCATGGAGTAATAATGAAAATTTAGATCCAAAGAAGAACTACACTTCAGTTGGATTTAAACCAGGAGCAAAATTACAAGCATCCGAATTGAACGAAATTCAAGAAAATTTCATGCTCCAACAGACATTGACTTTAACCTCTATGAGAGAATGGTTCAATCAGCTTTTGGGAACAACTGCTAGTGGACCCGCATGGGAAGGAGCAATGCCTCTTTTTCCCAAATCTCATCCTCTTGGCGGTACATATGAAACATTAGTGGGTTACACATTCACAAACGGAACTGGAATAACTTTAACATTTAATTCTGGTTGGTATCTTCTTACTCTTCCTTCAGGATTAAAGCAGTGGTTTCATTTAAACTCTGGACAAACTGCATTTATAAATCCAGTATCTTCAGCTGAATATTACGCAGGAATTTCTTTCGGTCAAGATTATATCGATTGTTCTGAAGATTCGACTTTGTACGATACTTCAAGTGGATCTCCAGCCGTTTCTATTTGTGGTGCTGATCGCCATCAAATAAATTTTGTTTCTGTGTCTATAACGGGAATATCTGGTTTTAATGATTCTACTTTCAATAAAATTCTTTCCATCACCTTGACAGGATCTACATTAGGAGTAAAATATATTAATGGTCTGACTATTTGAGGTATTAATTTATGAGTGAACCTAAAAAAGATTGTGGTTGTAAAAAGAAAAAATTCTCCGATTCTCCTCTACCAAACAAAGAACCAGCTCTAAAAAAAGCTTTGAGCATGATTCAAAGTTACTCTATGGCTATTGCTTCTAGAGGACTTAAGGATAAGAAAGTCGATAAGACTGTAAAGCAACTAAGAGTTTTAAGTTGCTTTGGGAACGAACACGTTGGGGGCGAACTTCCTCCGTGTGTTCATTTAAAAAAATCTACGACTGATGGTAAGTTCTTCTGTGGTGGTTGTGGCTGCGGAGATAGAAAAAATACTTGGCTAAATGGGTCAGATGAAGAGTATAGCAAATTAGACTATCCTTCAGTCAACTGCCCTCTTTCCATGCCGGGATTTAGTAATTACTCAATGAGCCTTCCACAGGAAGCTATAGAGCCAGAGTCTAGAAAACATTATATCGAAAATTTAGATTTTGTCTCTGTGCAAACAGTAAATGTTACTATGCCAGAAACCCCAAAAGAAATATCAGATATACTTGATAAAATGAGACAAAAAATAGAAGAAAATAAGATTACTCCTCCCCAATAAATTATTGGAAATTTGTTGTGCATAAATATTTTACATGGCACAACCAAATTCAAGAGAATCTTTAATACAATATGCCTATAGGCAATTAGGTGCTCCAGTAGTCGAAATAAATGTAGATTACGAACAAGCAAATGATCGTCTAGATGATGCTTTGCAATTTTTTGCTGAAAGACATTTTGACGGAGTAGAACGAGCTTATTTTAGCTATGTTTTAACTTCCGCAGATATAGAAAACAAGTATATCAATACCGATACATTAGGTCCAATAGTAGGTTCATCTGGAGCTAATCCAAATGGATATGATATTCTTTCAATTATACGAGTTTTTCCTTTTGGTTCTTTAAATGCTAATGAGCTTTTTGATGTAAGATATCAAATGGCTTTAAATGATGTTTATGGCGTTAATACAAATCTTGGATTTGTTAATTCCACCCCAATAGCAAATTATGATATAACTAAAAGATATATTCGTTTGATTGAAATGATGTTTGATCCAGAAAGAACCATCAGATTCAATAAAGTAACTAATAAACTATACATAGAAACTGACTGGAGTTCCTTGAAGGTAGGAACATATCTTTCAATTGAAGCATATGTTAATTTAAATCCAGATCTATATCCGGAAATTTATAACGATAGAATGCTTAAAAAGTATTTTACTGCTTTAGTTAAAAAACAATGGGGAGCAAATTTGTCAAAATTTGACGGAGTATCACTTCCTGGTGGAGTTGCTTTGCGTGGAGGTCAAATATTTGCAGAAGCAACTCAAGAAGTAGCTATTCTTGAAGATCAAATTGTTGCCTCATACGAATTACCACCTGATATGATGACAGGATAAAATGGCATTAAATCCTTATTTTAGATTTCAAGGTACTGAGCAAAATGTTGTCGAAGACAACATTATTGAAATCATTCGTATGATGGGGAAAAATCTTTGGTATATTCCGAGAGAAAATGTAAATATTGATAGATTGTTTGGTGAAGATCAATTGAATAAGTTTACTAAAGCATATCAAATTGAAATGTATATTACTTCAGTTTCTGGATTTGATGGTGCTGATGTTATAACCAAATTTGGACTAGAAATCAAAGATAAGATAAATTTAGTTGTTAGTAAGAAAAGATTCACTAACGAAATAACTACAAAAAATTCAACTATTATTAGGCCAAGAGAAGGCGATCTTATATTTTTTCCATTAAGCAAAACTCTTTTTGAAATAAATTTTGTTGAGCATGAGCTTCCTTTTTATCAATTAGATAAAAATTATGTTTACACTTTAAGTTGTGAAACCTTTGTTTACTCAGCAGAACAGTTCAATACTGGAAATACAGATATGGATACAATATCAGACACCAAACAAAGTGTGTTCAACTTTAATATTGGTGCTACATTCTCAGGATTTACAGCAGCATATAATAAAGCTGTTCGCGGAGAAAAATACTTTGTTACTGGATCTGTTTCTGGTACAACCGCATACTTCAGATTGCTTGACTTTAATCTAGAGGGTAGCGGGATGACTGCTGTAATGGCATCTATTGATGGAGTGACATTCAGTAATCCGATTACAGTTACTAGTGATGTTTCTGGATCTACATTCCGAGTTCTATCAGTATCGACTACTAATAAATCAGTTACGATCAATCCTATTCTTGATGATCTTGAAGGTGAAATCAATCCTCTTGATTATCAAAGAGGATTTACTGGTAGCGGAAGCAAGATAGATATTTCTATAGTCAATTTTAGTGAAACTGATCCATTCTCAGAAGGCAATTATTAATGTTTAATTCATATGACAATCAATCAATAAGAAAGTTAGTAGTCGCCTTTGGTTCTTTATTTGATGAAATATATGTAACTAGAAAAAATGATACTACTGGTGCTATCGAAAATGTTAAAGTTCCTATAACATTTTCATCCAAAGAAAAATTCCTAAGAAGATTGGAATCAAATTCTTCTATTAGCGATAATGTAAAAACACAAATAAATGTACCTTATTTGAGTTTTGAGATAGCTGCTATTTCTTATGACTTTGGTAGAAAAAGAAATAAGTTAACTAAAACTAATAAAACTGTAATTGAAGATGGAATTCCATCTTCAAATTATATAACTTTTTCAGAAACACCAATAACAGTATTATTTAATCTATATTTTTATTCTAGAAGTCTTAATGAAATTTTTCAGGTAGTAGAGCAAGTAATGCCTTATTTTAATCCCGAATTCAATATAAGAATAAATTTTAATAAAATATTTCAAAATGTAAATGTTCCTATTTCTTATAGAGATTTTAAATTAATTGATGATTATGAAGGTTCTTTACAAGCTAGAAGAACTGCTATTGGTGTTATGTCATTTACTGCATCGTCTTTTATATTTGGAGAAATAAAAGAAAAGGATGTTATTCAAACTGTAACTGGTAGATCTTTGTTAGATTCTGGCCTTGATGTTGATGTCAATATCGATATAACAAATATTGTTATAAATACACTTTTAGATACAGTAATATATTCTCTACCATCTCAACAGTCTACTCTGTTGAGTAATATGACATGGACAGAATATAACACAATGGATCTTGAAACTAGAATTAGTATTTTTACTTTTGATACTAATATGTTATTACATACTTTGGTTATTCCAGCAGGAACTAATACATTAACGAATGCTCAATTAAATCAAATAATTACAAATATTTGCACAGAATTGGATATTTGTACTGATGTGGAAACATCTGAAAGAATTTTAGTTTTCCGGGTAGAAAATGGGTTAGTTCAGGCACAAAGAAATTTTAGAGTTATTATGGATTGTACTACAGCATGTCAATAAATAAATTAAATGAATTTTTCGATATAGAAGCCGTAGGTAATACATTAACAAATCAAATTCAGAAA